CTGTTATCGATGCCGGAAATATTGCGGCTGAGGCCATGCGTGTCGCCACTGCACAAGCCGCTACGACAACTGCTACTGTAGAACCTTTCTACTACAATCCGTTTGAAACGATTACTACCACGGACACCACGACCGGTGGCAACTGGCAGCAGTATTGGGTGAACCCAGCAACATGGGAGTACAACCCTACGGTTACTTTCCATGTAGATACAGCAGAAATCAACCACAGCGTATTCGACAGACTCACAGGTGGTGGCAGAAAAAAGAATCGTGTCAAAGAAGATGCGGAACTGTCCGCCGGAGACACCAAAGCAATGGATGAATTTCTTGATGGATTCGCCATCAAACAGAACCTGCAGCAGGCGTAAAGGAGGGTACCAATGGGTAAGGTAATTGTTCAGGACTTCACCTGTAAAGAGCCAATCACCATGATTGGAACGGAGGCTGGTGTCTGCTGGGGCGCCGATATTTCCGACCAGAAGAAAAACTATCGTCGAGGTATTGACTGCCTTGAGAGTGAACACGGAAGAACTTTTGAGTTCCCCGATGCCTATATGATTCTCGATGGCTACTCCGCACGGGTCATTCGTGAGTGGTACACCCACATTGGCGGTTCACCTACAAGATTGCAGGCAAGTACGAGATATATCGACTACGAACATGGCTTTGATTATGTCGTACCGCCCAGCATTGAAAAGGACGAAGCGGCGTCAGCCGGGTACAAGAAAGTCATGAAGATTCTTCAAAATGCGCTTACCGCACTGGATGCGTTCGGCGTTCCCCGTGAGGACACAGCACTGCTGTTGCCGTTGGGAATGACTACCCGTATCGTGTGCAAGCACAACGCCAGAAATCTCATGGATATGTCTCATCAGCGGATGTGCTCTCGTGCTTATCATGAGTATCGAAAGCTGTTTGACGATGTATGCAATGCTCTCCGTGCGTATTCGGAAGAGTGGGCATATCTGGTTGACCACTACTTCATGCCGAAGTGTGAGTATATGGGCTTCTGCAAGGAGAAAAAGTCCTGCGGTAAGATGCCGCACAAAGAGTGAGGCTATGAAAAGCAAAATACGAAACCCCAAAAAGATGCGCCAGCTTATCGACTTCAAAGGCCTGGAGCTTGATGGTGGCATCTACCCAACAGACATTGACGGACTGATTGAACTGCGCAATCGTGAATACATAATCCTTGAAGTTAAACACCGTGGCGCCGCTGTCCCTTACGGGCAAAGGCTTGCTATTGAAAGAATGGTAGATGACTTCACAACGGTTGGGAAGAGTGCGGTCGCTATCATATGTGAGCACCAAGTCGATGACCCGGACAAGCCTGTTGTCGCGGCATACTGCAAAGTAAGAGAAATCTATTATGGCAAGGAACATATATGGAGGCCGCCGGACGGCTCCATCAATGTACGGCAGGCCATCGATTGTTTCTGCCAGTACGCAACACATAAAAAAAGGAGGCTGATGCCGTGAAAATTATCGCTATCTCTGGCAAAGCACAGCACGGAAAGGATACAACAGCCGGGTTTCTGAAATCCACATTGGAAGCAGACGGCTATAAAGTACAGGTCGCTCACTATGCAGACCTGCTCAAATACATATGCAAGCAGTTTTTTGGATGGAACGGGCAGAAGGACGATGCTGGACGCCACATTCTGCAGTATGTCGGAACAGATGTCATTCGCACACAGAAGCCTGATTTCTGGGTCGATTTCATTATCTCAATGGCAGAACTCTTCCCTGATGCATGGGATTATCTGCTTATTCCCGACTGCCGCTTCCCCAACGAGATTGACTGCATTAAAAGTGCCGGACTTGATATGGTTCATTTGCGTGTCGTGAGAAAGAACTTCACAAGTCCGCTGTCCAAAGAACAACAGGCGCATCCGTCAGAAACCGCGCTCGACAATACAACGCCGGACTACTGGATTGCCAACGATGGTACGCTGAAAGACCTGCAAGAGCGTGTCATTGCATGGCTTACAGATTACACAGGCTTTCACCAGACAACATTCGATGAGTTGTAAGGAGGTGTGATATGCGTCATCTGACAATTCTTGTTGATATGGATGATACTATCGAGAACCTCGCTGAAGCTTGGGTCGCCTACCTGAACGCACGGCATCAAACCAGTACCAATCTTTCGGATATTACCGATTGGGATATTTCAAAGGCATTTCCTACCCTTACAAAAGAGCAAGTATATGCCCCTTTGTTTGAGGATGCCTTTTGGAGCTGGGTCAAACCAATGGAAGGCGCGTCAGAGGCGCTGCAAAAACTAATTGCAGATGGACATACTGTGCTGATTGTGACCACATCAAACTACCAGACCCTGGCGGCCAAAATGGAGCAGGTGTTGTTCCACTACTTCCCATTCCTGACATGGAACGATGTCATCATCACAGCCCATAAACAGCTTATCAAGGGAGATGTGCTGGTAGATGACGGTATTCACAATCTGGAGGGCGGAGATTACTTCAAAATCCTCATGACAGCCCCACACAACCGCAATTATGACGCAGATAAAAACGGAATGTACCGTGTCAGCTCGTGGAGTGAGACTTATTCCGCTATTCAAGCACTCGCCTGTGCAGATTCCATATCAAAATGGCAGGATGACCCCGCTGCTTTCGCCGAAGAAGTCCTGCATCTCCAGCTAAAGCCGTATCAGCGGCTTGCCTTAATGCTTAAAGGAGGTCGAAACCGCATTGAAAATCATTCTCTATTCAACCGGTTGTCCCAAGTGTAAGGTGCTCAAGCATAAATTAGAAGAAAAGGGTATTGCGTACACAGAAAACGGCTCTGTGGACGAAATGCTGTCACTCGGAATCGTACAAGTTCCTGTTCTTAGTGTGAATGGAGAACTTCTTGACTTCCAAACAGCAAACCAATGGGTTAATCAATACTAAAAGAAGGAGGACAAGAGTACATGAACATTCCACTCAAAATGAACCGGGACTTTGAAAAAGCGATGGCAGCTCTCAATGAGCGATATGGTGAGGATTTTGAGTTTCTCAATGGTTTCCATGAAACCCAGTTGAACTTCTCAGATTTCATCGATGGTTTTATTGATAAAAATGTGGCCGATGTGACCATTGATGCCAACGCCAACGCCTCGAATAAGGATATCCGCAGTCTCTTGAATGAAAAAGGGAAATCCCACGACAAGCTGTTCGCTTTCAACAAGATTTTCTATGAGATGAAGAAGAGGTACAATCTCCGCACGGCAAAAGAATGGCTGGAAACAGAGTATAACGGCGGTTTTTATCTGCACGATGCCTCAACTTCCACCTATTTGCCGTATTGCTATGCCTATGACCTGTCCAGATTGGCGACAGAAGGGCTTTTCTTCCTGAAAAACTATAACAATCAGGCGCCAAAACACCTCACCACCTTCATGGATGATGTAATCGAGTATATCAGCTACATGAGCAATCGCAGTTCCGGCGCTGTGGGCATCCCCAATGTCCTGATTTGGACATATTACTTCTGGAAAAAAGACTGCGAAAGCGGTCACATCATCAAAGACCCAGAGTATTACATTAAACAGTGCTTCCAGAAGTTTATCTACCGCCTCAATCAGCCGTTCATGCGCATCGACCAGACTGCCTTTGTCAATGTGTCCATCTTTGACCGTAATTATATCGAGGCTCTGTTTGGCGGCGTACAGTATCCGGACGGCAGCTATGTCATTGATTGTGTGGAAGAGCTGATTGAACACCAGAAACTCTTCATGGAGGTCGTTTCACAAATCCGAAGCGAGAATATGTTCACCTTCCCGGTACTGACTTATAGTCTTCTGTACCGTGACGGAAAGTTTGTGGACGAGAACTTTGCCAGATGGTGCAGCGACCACAATACCACATGGAACGACAGTAACTTCTTCATCAGCGGTGATGTGAATACGCTTTCCAACTGCTGCCGTCTGCTGTCAGATACCTCAAAGCTTAATGCGTTCATCAACTCCATCGGCGGCACGGCACTTTCTATCGGTTCTGTCAAGGTCAATACCATCAACCTGATGCGGATTGCGTTGGAAACGGAATGTGATGAGAAAAAGTATCTGGCTCTTCTTAAAAAGCGTGCGCTTCTGTGCTGTAAAACTCTTGATACCGTGCGGCATGTTATTCACCGGAACATCGAAAAGGGTTTACTGCCCAACTATCAGGATGGTGCAGTAGAGATGGACAAGCAGTACTGCACGATGGGCATCCTCGGCCTGTATGAGGTAATCGAAGCTTTCGGTTATACCAAGACAGACGAATTCGGTTATATCAGCTATACCGATGAGGGTGTCACTTTTGCAAGCAAAATCTTTGAGGTGCTCAACGAAGTTAAGGACAACTTCACCGAGGAGTACTCATTCAATATCGAAAGCGTTCCTGCAGAGCGTGCCGCTGTTATCCTGTGTCAGAAAGACAATGTCCTGTACGACCACAACGATAAATTCATTTACTCCAATCAGTGGATTCCTCTGTCGGCCAAATGCACCATTCAGGAAAAACTGCGGCTGTGCTCCATTCTGGATGAGAAGTGTTCCGGCGGTAGTATCGCCCACATCAATCTGGAGTCGAATTTCCCCAATACGGATATGGCATGGGAGATGCTCAACAAGATTGCACAGTCAGGCGTTATCTATTTTGCATTTAACACCCGCATCAACGAATGCAAGCATCATCACGGTTTCGTAGGCACAGACCATTGTCCGGTGTGCGGTGAACCTGTATTCGATACATATCAGCGCATCGTTGGCTATCTTGTCCCGTCACGCGCTTATTCCAAAGACCGTTTCCGCGAGTTCAACACAAGACAGTGGTACACCTATGCGGAGGCAATGAGCGAATGAGGGTAAAGACGATAGTTGATGAGGACTTCACCAATTATAAGAAACCGGCCATGTTCATTGGCACGATTTCCTGTGGGGGCAAATGCTGTATCGAAGCTGGTATTCCTCTCTCTGTTTGTCAAAATGATGGGTGGCGCTCTTGCGCCCCCATTACGATTGACGATAATGAGCTCTGCCATCGGTATTTGACAAATCCCCTCACCAAAGCGGTTGTCTTCGGTGGGCTTGAACCGATGGAACAGTTTGAGGAACTTCTCACATTTCTGGATTTGTTTCGTGACACCTATGACTGCGAAGATGATGTCGTCATCTATACCGGTTATTATCCCGAAGAAATCCCAGACCAGCTTCATACCCTTTCTCTTTACGAAAATGTCTTCGTAAAGTTCGGACGCTATATCCCGAACAAGCCACACCGTTTTGACCCTGTGCTTGGCGTAGAGCTTGCCTCGGACAATCAGTATGCGGCCAATGTATTCTGGCCGTTCTGGAGGAACAACGAATATGCAAATCAACATCAATCCTGACAAAGACTTCGTCGCTCATATGCGCAAGGCACTTAAAGACAACAATGGGTTTTGTCCGTGCGCTATTGTGAGAAGCGAAGATACCAAGTGTATGTGCAAAGAGTTCCGTGAGATGGAGGAAGGAACCTGTCATTGCGGACTGTACATCAAGATTAAGGATAAGCCCGCCGCTGAAAATGTAGACCGCTGCATTTGCTGTGGTGCAGTAATTCCAGAGGGAAGAATGGTTTATCCAAACTGTGGTGAATAACTGGGAGGTACTCATTGGAGTCAAAAGTATTTGGCCTTATTGCAAAAGAACAGCACCGACAGGATACGACTATCGAACTGATAGCCAGCGAGAACTTCGTAAGTGAAAACATCATGCGAGCAGTCGGTTCCTGCCTGACCAACAAGTATTCAGAGGGATACCCCGCTACGCATCGCTCAGGAAGCCGTGGCAGATACTATGGCGGATGCCAGTATGTAGACGAGCTGGAGGAATATTGCTGCGAAATGTGGCAGAAGGTGTTCCAGACTAACTATCATGTCAATGTGCAGCCGCACAGCGGCACGAATGCAAATATTGCGGCATATTTGTCCGTACTGAAACCCGGAGATACTATTCTTTCTATGAGCCTTGATAACGGCGGGCATTTGTCCCACGGCTCTCCTGTGAATATCAGTGGTAAGATTTTTAACTTCATCCACTATGGAGCAAACAAATCCGGGTGGATTGATACAAACGATTTTATCGACAAGCTTTATAAGTTCAATCCAAAGCTTGTAGTCATTGGGGCTTCGGCATATAGCCGTACCCTGTACTTTGACACCTTCAGAAATGTTATCGACTGCTATAGAGGGCAGACAGGAAACGAGTGCTATATGCTGGTGGATATGGCACATATCGCAGGACTTGTAGCGGCTGGCGACCATCCGTCCCCATTCGGGCTTGCTGACATCATTACTACCACGACACACAAAACTCTGCGTGGCACAAGGGGCGGTTTGATTTTCTGCAAACCGGAGCTTGCCAAGCGCATCGACAGCGCAGTCTTCCCCTGCTGTCAGGGCGGGGCGCTGCAGCATATCATCGCTGGTAAAGCGGTAACAGCCGAGGAGGCTTGCACAGACAAGTTCAAGAACTACATCCACGCCGTTGTGCGTAACTGTAAGGCGATGTGCGATGCGTTTATTTCGATGGGCTACAAGGTTGTTACAGGTGGTACAGACAACCATCTGTTCCTGCTTGACCTGACGGAAACAGGGTTGACCGGCAAAGCGGTACAGGACGAATTGGACAAGCATGGCATTACCCTTAACAAGAACTGTGTTCCCAATGAAACTCGTTCTCCGCAGCAGACTTCCGGCGTTCGTATCGGAACGGCAGCTATGACGACTAAGGGCTATACCGCCGAAGACTTTGTCAGCGTCGCTCACATCATTGACAACATTATCAAATCCATGCAGGAGGAACTACATGACTAAGAAAATCATTACTACATATACCGAGTACGATGAAGACGGCAAAATCAAAAGCCAGAGCGTCACAGAAACCCCTTACCCCGAAGACGACTGCGACCTTGATTGCGAATGCTGCGACGGTGCAGAGGCGGATGAAGACGATGATGATGCCGTATATCAGCTGACACCCAAAGGCATTGCGTGTCTGGCACTGCTTCGCACCGGTCTTGTTGAGTCTATTGAAGACCCTCGAATTGATGGGTTCTGGGAGCTTTTCCAGGCAGACATGGACGCACTTGGTTACACGCAGGAGGTTGAAGAATGAACAGAGTCGGTGAGTTTGAAAAAGTCAGCTTCGAGCAGTACTACGAAGCTATCAAAGATGAATTTTATAAAGGGCAGGAAATGACTCCTGCTCTGCAAGAGAACATCAAGAAGTCATGGGAGGCTCTCCAGCTTCCGTCCAGAGCCACATCCGGCTCTGCCGGTTATGACTTCAAGGCGCCGTTCTCCTTCTCACTGGACGCCGGTGATACCATCAAAATCCCCACCGGCATTCGGGTTAAGGTCGATGAAGGCTGGTGGCTTGGCTGTCTGCCTCGCAGCGGCCTTGGCTTCAAGTACCGCCTGCAACTGGACAACACGATGGGCGTGATTGACAGCGACTATTACTACTCAGATAACGAGGGGCACATCTTCGCTAAAATCACGAACAACAATCATACAGGCAAAACACTTACCGTAGAGGCCGGTAGCGGCTTCCTACAGGCGATTTTCATCCCTTATGGGGTAACATACTCCGACGATGCAACAGGCGTCAGAAACGGCGGTATGGGCTCTACAGACAGCAAATCATAATGAAACCCTGCATTGCAGTGTAATGATTTCGTTCAATAGTTTTCGGTAGAGACAGCGTCTCACGAC